TGGATAATGGACCCTGAAAACCACGTTATCTCCTCCTATGAAGTGATGATAAGAAAAGCACTTGAGTGGGAAGGGGATCTGGCTACTGCCTTGAAGAGCGGGGAGGGGATAAAATCCAATCTTTGGCCAGAGAAATTCGATAATAAAGAGCTTTGGACCCGATATAGAGAAAAAGGCCCCTATGAATTTTCCACCCAATACCTAAATGACCCTGTACCGCCCGAGGATGCTACCTTTAAACGGGAATGGTTCCATTACTACGACCCTACTGACGTGACTGGTAAACTGTTCCACAACTATATAACCGTCGATCCAGCTATTTCTATGGAAAGGGATGCTGATTTTACGGCGATGGCTGTTACTTCAATAGACCAATATGGTAATATATTCATAAGGGAAATGGTTCGGGCCAAACTATCCCCTAGACAGATAATCGACCAGTTATTTCGGTTGACGGAAAAATGGCACCCCAACCGAATTGGCGTTGAAGATGTTGCGTACCAAAAAGCTCTAGCCTATTCTATAAGAGAGGAGGCGGCTAAAAGAGGGCGTTACCTGCCGATACAAGAAGTGCGGCCAGGCGGAAGAACGAAAGATCAACGCATTCAGGCTTTGCAACCCCTTTATGCGGCGGGCAAGGTTTTCCACTGGAAACAGATGGTGAACAATCAGTATCTTGAGGATGAACTACTACGGTTTCCAAGGGGACAACATGATGACACTATTGACGCCCTCTCTTATTCGCTAGCTCTTTTTGCTAGGCCAAGGGAAAAAAGAGAGTATTTTGCTAATAGATACTTATATTAATTATGCCAAAAGACAAAACAGAACCGGCAATACGTGCAGTTTATAACCCAAAGGGAAAAGAGGCCGATGCCCGCAAGTGGGTCTATGACCGTTTCTTGGCAATGAAAGATTCGCCAGATCGAAAGGAAGCGGAGAAGAATTGGGACCGGTGGGAAAAACAATGGGAGGCGATGCGGAAAGATAAGGAAAGAAGAGACGAATGGCAAAGTAACCACTTCGTACCGTTAACAACTGCTATCGTCGAAACGGCGTTAGCGGAAATAGTCGATCAAACTCCTCAACCTTTAATTTTACCCAGAAGTTCAGAAGACGCACCTCGAGCAACCGTAATGAGCCACATATTTAAATATACCTGGGATGTAGCCGATGGCGACTCTGAACTCTACAACGTGATGAAAGATGCCCTTATCTTCGGGACTGGGATTGCCCAAGAGTTTTACTTAAAAGATCGAAGACTTATCCGGAATCTAAAGATTGGGAAAGATAACAAAGAAGAGTATGTTGAAGAAGAAACTTTCGATTTCGATGATTGCTATATGGAAGTAGTTAAACTCCAGGATTTCTACGTCGATGAGAAAGCCCGAGGGTTCAGCGGTCCTTACGCTGCTAGAGATTGTATCCGCCGCTACATTATGAATATTGAAGATTTCCGTCTCTTCTTTACTGGTGACGTATGGGATCCCCTTGGAAACGCTAGTAAAGTACGCCCTGGTGGTGATACTAACTACTACGAGTTTTACCAACCTCCCCAAGGGATAGACCAAAGTAAGGACGTTGAAGTTTTGTGGTACTGGTCGAAAAAACCAGAGGATGATTTAATTATTGTTGCCAACGATGTAGTGGTGAGGATGGGCCCGAATATCTACCGTCACAAACAACTTCCTTTTGCCAGGGCCCTTGATGTTAAACGCACCCACAGATTCTACGGAAAGGGTGAAGCAGAGATGCTTGAGTCAACCCAGGATGAACTAAATACCCTTAGAAGAATGGTGATTGATAGAAACCACTTAGATATTGATAAGATGTTTTTGGTTTCTAATAATCTAGGTTTGAACGATGAGGATTTAATAGCCAGACCACACGGACTGATTCCTACTGATGATGTTAATGCGGCTAAGCCAGTGGAGTATGGGGACATTCCAAGAAGTGTGGAGATGAGTATAAAGATGCTGGCCGATGATTCAACAATCACTACCGGTATTGATCCACGAAGTGCGTCCCTGCCCACACCTGGAACTGCTACGGAGGCCGCCATTTTGAAAGAAAGTGCTCTCAAGAGAATAAGAATGAAGATGAGGCTTTTGGAAAGAGAGTTTTTGGTTAATGTCGCCCGACTGCGAGTTTCCAACATTATCCAATTTTACTCCCAGCCAAAACTAGAAAAGATCGTGGGGAAAAAGGGAACCCAAGATTACATGCAGCAAGTTTCTTCTTTGGCTTCGAAAGGGTTATTGGAGGTTGTCAGCGGTGAGCCAATGAAGAAAAGTTTCAAAACTATCCGTTTAGAGAATAAAGAACTTATTGCTAATGAAAAGGGTATCCCCCAGGAAAGAGCAATATCTGGGATGAGCTTCTTTGAAATACGTCCCGAGACATTTATTCCAACCGCTAGAGGTGGTTATGATATTAAATTTGCGGCTGGGTCTACCCTACCTATTTCTAAACCATTAATGCAGAGTAAAATGACTGAGATGTACGATCGTCTTATACAGCTAGCAGTTGGAGGAATGGCCTACGACGCAGAAAAACTAGGCGACCAGCTTCTTCGGGTTAATGATTTAAATCCAGATGACTTCAAAGTAGAGAAAGCACCAACCCAGGAATTACCAGAAGCCAGAGCCCAACAACTAGTTGAGTTGGCAATGCGGGAAAACGAACTAATGGCCAAGGGTCAACCAGTTGCTCCAACCCCGTTTGCATCACCGGCTCATACTCAAATTCACGGAGAGTTTATGCACTCCCCAACTTTCCAGAGATTACCAAATGATTCTCCTGTGATTCAGATATTTATGGACCACGTGATGGGTGAGCTATTAGCGCAAACTGGAAGAACACAAGCGGGAACAATGGCAGAGGGAACGATGCCTCCAAGGCCACAATCCCAAACACCAATCGAAGCCCAGAGGAAGGCGTTAGTAGGTGATCAATCTGGAGGTAACAAACAAGTACAGGATACCTTACCTTCATTAATACAGGGTGGCGGTATGACACCGCCAGGAATCTAATGGTTAAAGAACGGATACCTATCAAAACCCAACGAGTCCTCGAAACGTCCAGTTTAGATGAGCTGCAGTTTTTTGCTAATATTGCTAATAAAAAAGATTTTCCTAAATTTATTGAGCACGTTAGAAAAATGATTGACATTGAAAAAAATTATATCTTTGGTTTATCAGAAGCAGAGCCCCAAAAGTTGGCCATTGAAAAAGCCTTTTCTAGGGGAACTGTTGCGGGGCTAGAAAATTTGGTCTATACTTTAAAAGGAGCCGTCTTAGAATTAGAAAAACGCTTGGAGAATAAATAATGGCCCAGTTTGACTTTTTAGACAATACTAAAAATCGATTGATTGAACAGTTCACTCCCACATCGGGAAGTGCTAACCCAACATTACCACCAGCCTTTGGACAAACACCCGTTCCTCCTGATGTAGGAATGCCATCTGGCGGTGCTCCCCAAGGAATGGATAGTTTCCTACCACCAGATACGGCCGGAATACCCCAACCTACTCAACAGGCAGTCCCACCGGCTGCCGCCCAGGGTACTCCCAGTGGTGGTCTTGCTCAGATTACCCTTCAAGATTTACTAGGATTGGGTTTAAACGCTTTATTATTAGGGTTATTGAGTCAGAATAGCCCACTACAAGGTCCACAGCAAGGACAACCTCAGGGAGGTAATAGTGCCGTTTAGTAAGGAGAGAGCTAGGGAGATACTTAGGGAATGGATAAAAAATCATCCTGGAAGTAATAAAAAGTATGCTAATACTAGAAGATATGGGGGTTTAAGGGAGATGGCTATTATTAGAGATGATGAGAAATGCGTAAACTGTGGTTTAACTAGACAAAGGCACAAAAATAAATGGGGTAGGGATATAACTGTTGATCATATTGATGGGAGTGGTAGAAGTGTGCTAAAACATTTTCAAAATAACGAACTAAATAATTTGCAGACTCTTTGTCTTTCATGTCATGGGAAAAAGGATATTCTAAGAAGAAAAGATTTTCAAGAAAGGGGGAAAGCTATATATGCCGCACAAGGGTCAGTACAAGGGCAAGGCCAGTAAAAAGGTTTCTAAAAAGCTAAAAGGAACTAAAGCAGGTCATATGATGGCCGAAAAAGAAATGAAGAAAATGAAGAAGAGGACGCATAAGTAATGCCCAAGGCTCTGGAAAGAAAGTTAAAAGCACAGGCTAAGAAAAAGGGTTTTAAAGGTGAACGGGCCGCTAAATATATTTATGGCACCCTTAGAAAGACTGGCTGGAAGCCATCACACCAGAAAAAGAAGCGGTAGCTTGACAAGTTAGTTTGTTATACTTCATAATTTAAATATAGTTTTATAAATGGAAGGTACTCGCTTTTGCGATGTACCTTTTTTATTGGACAACTCTTGAAAGGAGCCCAAAATGTTAGATGAAGAAAAGGCCCCTGAAGTTCAGGGACAACCAACCGAAGCCCCAGTAACGGCTGATACTGGACAAGCTGATGGACAGCCAGCACCTTTAGAAGATAAATTTGCGGGGAAAAGTACTGAAGAGGTACTTAAATCTTACAACGAGCTGCAAAAAAAGCTCGGTGAACAGGCAACTGAAGTTGGTGAACTTAGGTCATTTCGAGACCAAATGGATCCAGTACTTCAGGCAGTCTGGGCAGACCCAGAGCTTTACCAACGGCTCGACGATAAGATTAAAGAACAGCGTGGGTTTGGAGCACCAAAACGAGAGGAAACTAAAAAAGACGTTGAGCAGAAAAAAGAAATTCCCGCAGCAGATTTAGATACTAGAAGGGCACTCGAAAATCAAATTATTGCTGATTTCGAGAGGAAATACGGGGTTGATCAATTAGCGCCAAACCAAAAACGAGAGATGCACGTTAAGATCGGCAACGCATTAGCAGATCTGGCGGATCCAGGTGGAAGGATGACTTATGCAGATATTGTTAACACAATTTCCTTGCAGAAGTTGCCTCGTTATCTGGAGAATGCCTACTTTATTGCTAATAAAGAAGCCTTGATTGAAACGGCAAAACTTGAGGCTTTGACGGCTAATAAGGTTAACCAACAAGGTTCGATAGGAAGTATTCCTTCCTCGAGTGGTATGAGCTCGGAATTAGAACTCTCTGCTTCTGAACGAGAGACAGCGCAAAAAATGGGCATACCAGTTGCGAAGTATCTTGCCAGGAAGAAAGAGATATTAGAAACACAACAAGGAGTATAAAAAATGGCATACAGTTCAACAACAGGATTTAGGTTTAGGAAGTCTCTGTATGGAGGAGACCTTCCAGCCGCTCAAGAATTTAGAGTGGCGAACTCTACAACCCTGAAGTTAGGCGATGCCGTTAGAGTTAATACTGGTGGATTTCTCGTCCGAGCAGCGGCAGGGAACCCAGTA